TGACTCCGAGCTACGTTATTCAGGACTCATCGTTGGATGCTAACCCGTGGTATAAGGACAGGGAATTGCCCAACACGCATAAGTCCTTGAGCGCGCAGTATCCTTCGCCCATTACATTTCAGATCGAGTTGCCAAGTTCAGCTCAGTCGGGCAATGCTGTCTCGTACCTGTCTAATTCGAGCGGCCAACCCATCGTGATCGAACTGAATGTCTCGATGAAGTCGTTGAACACTACGAGCAAGCACATCATCCACAAGAACCCGACCCGTACGGGCATGCACATCACGTTTTGGGGTATGCAGCCTGACGTCATCGTGGGCGAGGGTACGACCGGAGCCTTCTTCAACCAGATGGGGCTAGCCAACTTCATGTCGACGGCGGCATTCACTGGTGCTCTTCAGACTCAGATTTTGCAATTGTTGAATCAGTCCAAGCCGATCCCGCAGTTGTCAGTGGTCATTGAGAACAACGGGCAAGTGACCAGTACGGCGCAGGCGAACCAAGTAGCGTTCTCGAAGAGACAAGCTTTCGGCGGGAACCCTATCGCGGCTAGCGAAGGTGTACGTCCGGCAGTTTCTCCTAACAACCGGAAGAGCTTGCAGAGGAGTTTGACTGGTGAGGCTCTCCGCGTGGCTGCTCAAGATGCGTTTCAAGAGCTACTCATGCTGTTTAAGGAGAATGGAGTCATCTACTTCCACCCTTCAAGCTACAAGGGGTTTTCGTCTGGTAGCGAGCAGAGCTCACCGACGGCGTGGTCGCCGTCAACGGGCACTTCTAGCTTTGAAATGAACGCTAGGAACAACGATGTTATGGCTCGCGGCAAAGTCGCAATGAAATTCAAGAGTTCGGTGTACCTAGGCTATTTCAAAGCCTTCAGTTGGACGCAGGACGCAGAGCACCCATTTTTGTGGAACTTCAATTTCACGTTCCAAGTGGAAAGCACGATGACGCTCGTGTACTACCCACTGTCTACAGGGTCTGTGATGTCAGCGCCGGGGAATAGTTAATGGCAACTTCACCAAATGCGAACGATGCTAGCGACGTTGCGATCGTAGCGCCGTCGAATGCTAGGACCACGTCGATCATCCCACTGCCAATTCGCGGTGAGAAGCGCATTGTCCCTACGCCTACAGATCCGAACTCAATCACGTCCATGGCTGAAAGGTCAGCGGCCAAGAGAGGCGGCAAGAATCGCAAATTTGTAAAGCCTAATGATTTCAATCTCACGGCGGCGAAGAAGACGTTCACACAGTACGTGATCATCCGGATTCCCGGTCGAGGAGTAAACGGAGCGCCTCTGACTTTCGAGTTCTTGATCAACCCGAAGTCGATGCAGGTTACGAAGCAGACGATTGATGCTCAAGCCCTGACCCGTGCTGGATGGCAGTTCGGCGTATGGGGCGAGGACATGACCCAGATTTCGATGTCCGGTACGACGGCTGGTCAGTACTTCTCCAACGGCCTGACTGACGACTATTCGGAATTCACGGTGTCCTACCGCAACATGATGATGCTGACTACGTTCTTCGAGAACAACGGCTACTATTTCGAGGGTGAGCAGGCAGGACAGGGTCCGCTGGCGGCTGACTTTACTCGTCGTCGTGTCAAGATGCATCAGGACGTTCAGCTGATCGTTGGCAATTTCATCTGGTACGGAATGTTCGATCAGTTTGTCGTGACCCAGAGAGCTGACCATCCCTACGCGAATGAATTCACGCTGACGTTCATGGCTTGGAAGGAGCGGTACCGTTCCTCTTCGCCATACCCGAACAGCATCAAGAACGACATCCAGCGCGGACACTCAACCACGGCCTATCAGGGCTACGGAGCGAGCGCGGCTCAGGCTCAGCAGCAGCTCATCAATCAGGCAACCACTCAGATCATCAACTCGATCGAGAACGGCACTTATGGCACGGCTGCGACTACGCTCCCAAATCCAACCACGGCAGCGGCAGCGGCGAAGGTGGCTCCTGCGGAGCCGGGTCCATATACGACCGATGTGCAGGACCAGAATGCCCCGGCGAACAATGACATCAAGAATCCGACCGAGAGTTTCTTCGGTGGCCCAGTGCAGGGTAGCGGGGTAGCAGGCTAATGCCTTCAGCGATCCGCAATATTCTTCAGACGGTTCAGGAACGGGAGATCATTAAGACAGCTCCCGATATGGTGTGCTATCTGGAAGGTTTGCCGTACATCCGCAATCCATATCTGGAAACGACGCAGACGCAACAGCAGCCAGTTTTCTGCAACTTCAACAACCACGTGACTGCGATCACGGGGCAGTACAGCGTGGACAATCTCATCCCCACTTGCGCCATCGCGCTTTCTGTGCCGAATGACCAGAAGCGCTATTACATGGCACCGGGAGGCAACCACATCATCCAAGCCATGATGGAGGTTCAGATCTACGCGAAGGGTTACTACCTGTCGACGAACGGCAACTCGATTTACCGCCGTATTTTCAAGGGTTTAGTCAGTCACGCGTCATACAACGACAACGGAAAGACTCTGGAGATCTCGATCCAGTGCTCTGGTGTGCTTCAGTTCCTTGAGCAGATGCAGATCGACCTCTCTCCGGCGCTGATGAGCAATTCGCCGCTCGGACCGACGGTGTACATCAGCAACCAAGCAAACATGAGTCCATTGCTCGCAATCATGGACACGCTGACCCGCTCGATCTCCACCGAAGGCTTTCAGCTCAACACGTTGAACCAGCAGACCATCGCGGAAGGTCCATACGCACAAGCCATCCAGAGCGGCTACGTTGCAAAATGGCAGAACATTTTGAACAGCGTGAAGGCCGACATTCACATTTACGGCCTGACGCAAAAGGACGCTCCAGATCCGGACGGTTCATTCGGTACGCGAGTTACGAACAGAGGTTCTCTGGGCAACACGGTGAAAAACCCAGAAGATCCGAAACTCAAGACCGTTCAGGGTCAGACCTATGGACAGGACAATGAAGCCACGCAGTATGGCAATATCCTGTACGACAAAATTCGTCAGTGGCTCCCGGATTCGGGTGACGGCGGAACTCCTCCCCTGTTGAACGGTCGCATCGTGTCTCGTGCAGAGCGGCTCCGTGCGCTCATCGCTCAGACTGGTTATGAGGGCTATCAGGACATTGACGGCACGATTATCATCAAGCCGCCGCTGTACAATCTGGACGTCACGAACGTCGGTCAACAGAGTAGCTCGACCACGAATGCTGCGGTTGCCTCGACCGACATCTACGCGGAGAACAATCCATTTGTCATCAATCTCGTCGAGATTGAGAACGAGCAAGAGACTGAAGACCAGCAGGGTATCCGTGCAACTCGCATGACCATTCGTGGTCCTTGGGATCCACACTGGCAGGTTCAGGGTACAGACGATAAGCGGTACGTGTCTGAGTACGTCGACATCAAGCTGCTTCAGCAGTTCGGTCTGCGCGAGGAGCCTGCTCGCGATTTCGGATTCAAGAAGGACGATGACAAGCTGCTCGGTTTTGCCGTAGCGGTCATGGAGTTGATCAAGGCAAATCGCGGCTACCGTACGTACACTTGCCGCATTCCATTTCGTCCAGAGCTGAAGCTCGGCTTCCCTTGCTTCATTCCTCACAGGGACATGTACGGTTATCTACGCACCGTTGCCTACAGCTACAACGTGGGTGGCGCTTGCACTATGGATCTCGGTTTCGATTTGATCCGCCGCCGCCCGGTGTATCCTGTGGTCCACAAGTCGACACAGCAGCAAGCCGGGGTGAACTCGACAGGTACCTCGAATAACAATGCGATCATCTTCACCAGCCAGAAGAATCTGATCAACCGTTGGGTTAAGGTTGCAGCGTCTGATACGGCGGCATCATCTGGGTCTGCCGCCCCGAGTCTGAACCAGTTCTCGGCATCCACAGCGACCGACAGTTGCCAGCTACCGGGTCAGCCAAGCTCGATGCCGCTCGCTCCCACTATCCAGCCGAATGCTGACAACATCAAGCTGCTAAATTACCGCCAGAGCAAGCTCGGCTCCACGTGGATGTGCCTCCCTGATTCCGTAGGCAACTCGTGGCAGGTTCAGGTGGACGATGACGATCTATTCACGTCTCAAATCCCCTGCGATGGCGACTATCTGAACACCATTCGCTATGCTCAGCCGTTCACCGACCAGAAAGGCTATGAGCTTGTCACGCCGTTCCCGTGGGGCCGCTGGATCTCACTGAAGGACGCGATTCACGAATTCACCCAGACGGGTTACATCAGCGCCACGGTTGCTCCTTCGCCGTTGCAGATCCCTGCTGTGCAGAGTTTCCTCTTTGCTGGAGTCGGTACGCCAACGGGCAACTTGGACCCAAGCTCGGCTCTGTCGTCTGCGTTGACTACATTGCAGAATGAGGTAGGCCAGAACACGACGGTGTTCGAGTTGACTTATCCATCGTCATCCGGTAATACAACTCAGGGAGATCTCTCGCTGCTACAACAGGGTACGCCGGATGCAGCCTTGCAGACTCTGATCAAGAATGACATCAACGCTCGTGTTCAGATGTTTGTCATGGGTCCGGCACAGCCTCATGGCAATAAGGACGCGGCTTTGCAGCTGCCTATCACGCCGCAAGGATCGCCCTCGTTGTTCGGCTCTTTGCAAAACGTAGGAGCCATAGTAAATTCGATCTCGCGACCATAACATGGAAGATAACTCACAGGTTTACCGTCCAAGCATCGCCGAACGCAAGCGCGAAGATGAGATCTATCAGCTCTTCATCGGCAAGGTGTCGCATGTGGACTATGAACGCAAGGTCATGGTGCTACAGGACAACCGGACGGGGGATTTCTGGGAAGACGTCAGCATCATTCCAGCGAACGACAACTCCACAGAAGCCACTGACGTCCAGATGCCAGAAGAGGGCGCTGAGTGTCTGGCTTGCTGCATCTGGTATCGCAGCGGTTTCAGCAAGATCGCAATCGTAAACTGGGTGGCTAGCGATACAGTCCGCGCCATCGACGCTATCGCGACACGTCCCGTTGAGGAAATTGTAGGTTGGAGTGAGCGCAAGCGCGGCACCTTCCGCAAGGCATACCCCGGTCAAAAGACCACCACGAATTCGAGCGGCTTCACGTCTCGTATAGACGAGGGCTGGGACTACGCCACCAGCGACATGTCTCGCAACTGGCTGAACGTTCACCGCCGCGAGTGGCTCGAGATTACCTCTCGCCGCGTCAATTACTCCGACGCCGGGCTGGTTTACGATGGGCCAGTCGAACGCGCCAATGCGTCGAACATTCCAGCTCGTCGGCTCCCGGATGGCAGTCAGGACTATGTCCTGTATTTGCAGCCGGATACATCGTGGGCCCAGAGGTACCAAAACGGCCAGCAGGATCTGATTCCGATCGTTGAGAAATTAGAGCGCGTTCAAGAGTTCGCTCTCGATTTCGCCGTGCCAGCGGAGGTTCTGGAGACAGACCTCATGGACAAGATTCTCGGGACGAACGCTTCTCCTTGGACGAGAACAGTCGTAACAGGCTCCCCGATTCAGACCGATGATCAGTCCTTTATCGTCCAGTCGGGAACACAGCCGGGGCAGCAAGGCTGGGACAACCCGCACAGCAAAGCTAAGCCAGCGGTTGGTCCGACGCTGAGAGAAGGACCGACTCCTCGCCGCCGCGCTTACATCATCGAGAAGAGTGAAGGAACTCTGGTAGGCTACAACCGTTTCGACACGAGCACCTACGGTTTCGTCTTGAAGCCTGTGCTGTTCCCCTACACGACGGCGGGACGTTTTGGAGCGGACGTTGATTCTTCGTACAAGAAAGTCAACCCTTCTACAGACCATGTTGAGACAAGGCTTGCAGCCGATGGCATGATGTTCCGCTTTCCGCACGAGTACAACACGACTCGCTTCGACTTCACGAAAGAAGGAATGATCTCCTTCGAAATCGGCAGTACGATGCCGAAAGAGAACACGCTATTCGACAACTCTGGGTCCGGTTCCAGCTACGAGCATCCACACGGTGCTGGTCGTTCGTTGGAAGGGCATCTTGTGGGCTCGGCAAAGTTGGTCATTGGCAAGAACCGTGATGAGGAGGACGCGCTGGACGCTCAGATTCTTGGTCAGTCTGTCTTGCGTTTGGGCGCAGACGACACGTCGCTGCCGGACGATCGTCGCATGGTGACCACGCAGATTCGTGGAAGTGGTGATGCAGTTCAGAAGCGCATGCTTCAGTACTGGCTTAAGCCCTCGCATGGTCCGGGTGATGCTGGATCACTTGTGGCAGGGCAAAAGACGGGCATGGAGAACGTATCGATCCGAGCAGCCGCTGACGGCGGCGTGTTCCTTCGTCTTGGCGCTCGTAACCCGGCTAGCATTCGTCGTCATCTGGTTAACGGCTACATGGACGGACAAGGTACGACGCCCTACGCGATTGGAGCTGCGGGCAGGATTGATTCCAAGAGTCCGGGCCGTCCGGTCTACGCAGGCAGTGGTGATACTCCCTACCAGTTCCATACCATGACCACGGTTGGCAAGTCAGTCACTGGCCTGCCGCCATACCAGCCGTACTGGAGTGGAGATCCGACTGCTGGTCATCCAGAGCTTCACGGTCTATCGCTTGACTTTCATTCTTGTGCAGACGTCTTCCTACGATTGGGTAAGAACACGGCCTCATGGCAGTCGCTCATGATGGACATGGCTGGCGGCTTGGCCGCTGCTATCGGTCAGGATAAGCAGGGCCGTTCGGTAACTGCACAGCTCGACGGTGGCGTGGAGATGACCATCGGCCAGAACAAGGGTGGCCGCGCTCTGAACATCGAATTCAATGGCGACGTCGACTGGACTGTGTTGGGCAACTTCCATCTCAGCGTGACTGGCGACATAGTTGTCGACAGCACGTCCTATACGCAGACGTGTAAGACTGACCTGTTGCAGCTGGCCGACAAGATTTATCACAAGGCGAACACGGCCTTGAAGAATGAAGCGTCCGTGATCGACAACAACCAAGGTGCTTACAGCAATCCGGATCCGAATAACTAATGAGCTCAACACCCACACCCGGAATTCTTGCAACCATGCAGGCGAACGAGATCTACCCGATCAAGTTGGCGGGCAAGATTACTCGCTTTTCACCGTTGGGAGACCCTACCATTGAGCAGTACTACCACACCGCTCTAGAACAGGGACGTTTCCTCGAGCACTCCATTGCTGACGCAAATTTTGCGCTGGCACAGCGCCTTCGTGATCTTCAGGAGAAGATCGAACACAAGCTCGGCATGCAGAAGGTCTCGCTTGACGGGCAGAGCAAATATCGCAGCCGCTTCTTCAAGTATGCTGCGGACGCCGTGGAGTTCATCAAGATCGTCAAGATGTACCTGAAGGAAATCCAAGGTGTCGCCGCTGCCGCGCAGGGCAACATCGGACAGTTGCTCGCCATCGAGCAAAGCATGCTCCAGATGGTGCAGTCGAACATCAATGCTCTGGCTGGATTGCTGGCTGAAATCTGCAATTGGCATCTCCCGAAGTTGCCTTCGATTCCCAATCTTGCAGCCGCGCTTGGCATCTCTGCGACTAGCTTCCACTGGAGTGGCTACAACTTTGGTTCGTTGCTCTCCTATGCAAGACCGAAGATCAGCATCTCAAGTTTCTCATTCAGCCAGTGCATCATGAAGCAGCCGGGTCTGGACACGGCGCTGGATGTGCCAATCCCATCGATGATTACGACGCCAGAAGGTCTGGTCATCGGTCAGACTCCAGCCAACTTCACTCCTCCGCTGAGTGGAGCCATTGCAGCTGATCCGAATGACTACACCGATCCGACGTTTATCGCGACGATGCAGGCGACGACGGGCACGCCGATCTACACGAGCACGTTCAATCAGAACAGCTTGCAAGGATCGTTGCCGAATCCTGAGTCCATCATTTCAAACTACCAGATGGACCCGGCTACCTACGCTCTGAATGTCTTGTCAACGGTTACGAATCTGCTCGGTGTCACAGCGGCAGACGAACGTTCGACATTCATTCAGTACGTGACGTTGAGCGACATCATTGCTAGCAACTACGATCCGAACTTGACCGCCGTTTGGCTGTTCTACCTGCAAGCCTGCCGTAATGGGCGTGGAGGCAACTGGATTCCCAATTTCCAGAGCCAATACAGCACTTCTATCACGCCGTCGCTGGCTTACCTTGCGACCACTGCGGTGCCGTGGAACAACGTGCTGGGTGGCTCGGGAGTTTCAGCCGGACCCATTGCAATTCCTCTAATTGCTGCTCTCCAAGCGGACATCACTGGCAATCTAAAGTGGCGGCTGTCGTACATCGAGGCCGCGCTTCTGGGCTATGGTCGTACGACCACGTGGGACTCGGCTGCGGATGCAACCTACCTTTCGAGCTACACGGGGAACGCACTGGATTACGTGGCGACAGCTTTCGATCCGACCGTGACTTCACAGGTGACGGTTGGCACTGGGACTGCGGAGTTCCCGGTCACGATGGCCATCCCGACAGGACTGCTTACGATCATCAACGCTGTGATCGTTGTCGCCTCGGAAAACATCCAGTACGATACGTCGTATCAAGCGCAGCGGGCTTCGTTCCGTTACACCTATAACGCTTTCGCGCAGGCGACGGAAGTCGATCGCTTCACTCAGTTCTGGCGTCAGTTCTACTACAATTTCCAGCAGCTCTTGCTGAATCAGTCGAGCTATGCCTTGGGCTTTGTGGGGAACTACGAAGACACGATGGACTCGGCAATCGATCCACTTGGCAACCCAACAGATGCGACGGCACTTGAGCTGGACGCATCGACGCGCTCCCAAACTTGGACGCCGGGGACGCCGCTGTTGGCGATTCCTGTTGTGCCTGAGATCCTGCCGCAGAACGCCTTGGCACCAGCCGCGAACGCCACTGGTTGGACAGGAGCGAGTTTCAGTCCTGCCGCGTTCCTGTCTCGCCCGGACATTCAACAGCTGCCGATCCCAACGCAGATCGCAATGCTTCGGTTGAACGTGAGCTATGCTACGCTCTTGGCTTCGATGTCCGATCAACAGAACGCGATTCAGACAGCGATTCAGCAAGCGCAGAATATTGTGAACCAATCAACCACGCCCGGATTTGATGTTCAGGATGCAGTTGGAACTGTGGCTGGCGGCTCATTAGTGCTGGGCTTTCCTACGATCAATTTCGACAATGGCAACTACGTCTCGAACGCGAACACGTTCACCGTTCAGATAACTGGCGACTACACCCTTTCGGGAGTCATCAGTTTTGGGACGGGTGGACCGGGCACAATGCAGGTTGCGATTTTGGTCAATGGTATTCAAGCCTACTTGGGTGTTCCGACCGATCCTACCTCTGTTGGTCCGATCGACATTCCATATACGTACAACGCAAACTTCAATCAGGGAGACACGATTCAGATTCAGGCGATTTCGCCGTTCAATACGACCATCACGGCGGG